CCAGTACACGGCCAACAGCGATTTTTCCGATCCGTTGCTGCTATCGGACGTACCTTATCCATCTGCTGAATATACCCAGCTCGGGCTGAAAGCCGGGCAGGAATTCTGGTATCGCGCCCAGCTGGTTGACAGAACGGGTAACGAGTCCGGCTATACCGACTGGATCAGGGGAATGTCTAACGATAATGCTGATGATTATCTGGGTGAAATCGCAGACGATTTCCTTACCTCGGCCGACGGCGACCGTCTGACCAGCGATATTGATACCAATCTTGAAGCTGCAATGCAGAACGCGCTGGCCAACCATGGAACAGTTGTACATCAATGGGCGCAATACGGAGAAGTACGCGCCGATATCCTGGTTGTGAAAACGATTATTGCTGAGGTAGATAGGGCAATGGCCGAAATGTCGACACAGGTGCAGGCGCAGATCGACAACGTCACCGCTTCCCTGGAAGACAAGCTCACAGCCGTCGTCGATGCCTCTGGTGCTTCGGCAATCTACACCCTCAAAACAGGCGTGAGGATAAACGGCGTGATGTACAACGCCGGGATGTCGATTGCTGTGCTTGCTGAGGCCGGGAAACCGGCAGTTACCCGTATTGGGTTCAACGCTAATCAGTTTGTACTGATGAGTGGCATTGGTGACGCCCAGTATTCACCGTTCGCGGTGGTTAATGGTCAGGTCTTTATGAGCTCAGCATTTATTCAGGATGGCACAATCACCAATGCCAAAATTGGCAATTTCATCCAGTCCAATAATTACGTTGCCGGACAATCCGGATGGAAACTGGATAAAGGTGGTACCTGGGAAAACTACGGTAGTGACGGTCAGGGTGCAAGAAAGACCACGAACGTTACTGACAGCATCAGGGATGCGAACGGTGTCCTCCGCGTACAGATTGGCAAACTGACAGGAGTGTTCTGATGTCATGGGGTATACAAACATGGGATGCGAGTGGAAGTCCAAATAACTATGGCATTAAGCCAGTTTCGGTTGTTGGACGTATTCCACTAGCGGCAGGGCAGAACTCAGGGGCATGGAGCTTTAGCCTACCTCAGGGGTTTAAAGTGGGGTTTGTTGTTTCTCTTGACGAGGGGGGAAACAGTGTCGGACGCAGAATTGTAGCGAGCGGGAACACCATTGCTGTGACACCCGCATCAGAAACGGGCTTGGGCAATTATCCGGCATCTAAATGCGAACTGATTATTTTTATGGAGAAAGCATAATGGCTGATTATGGTGCGATGATATTGATGGATAATGGAAATCCCTTTGTTACGCCGCAATCAACTCCATTCTGTCTCTACGGTAAATACACGTTTAACTCCTCACCAAACGGCAGTTCACAGCAGGTAACGCAATATCTTTCTGTACCCGCAGATTATCCGGTAATGGTGTTTATCAAAACTACTGATACGGCGCAGCCGACACCAGTCATGTCATATCGACTCGGAGGAAATGTATATATTGGTGGTGTGAACCCGTATAACCAGAGCTTTACGCTTACTGCATACGTCTTCGCAATATTCCCGCAAACACTACCAGCGTGGGGATTTGCTATCTGGGATGCCACGGGAAAACTTGTTCTGACAAACGAATCAAGGGTGCTTTCTGATCTGCAAACAGTGGGCGATGCTGGTGCAAACGGAGGCATAAACATAGACCAGACACTGTCTGGATCTTGGGCTGTAGCTCCTGCACAGCTTGGTCAGACAATTATCACTAATAACGCGACCAAGCCTCCGACCATTTATACGCTCAACGCGTATTCATCGTGCAGATTTAACGGAGGCAGTACAAGAATAAACGCAGGTGGGACATCAACCGGGACAGGATCACCAGGCGGTGGTACCAATACGGGGATGTCTTTGACCGCCATCAATACAGCTGCTTACGATTAAACGATCGTTCAAAACGATCAATCTAAAGATATCGATCTATAAAATCTATTTTCATTGTTTTTTCCTCCAGGTTAACGTTTTAGAGCGTTTATTTTTCTCAGGGATGAATGATGAAACCTTTAATTGGCTGTGCACTTATATGCTGTCTCCTTTCCGCTTGCTCGTCACCCCTTATCGAGAAACAAACTCCTGTTTGCGAAGCCACCGCATTGATCGGGGGAAATGAAGAGTCGGTGCAGATTTACGGCGTGCGTAAAGTAGCTGATCAGACAGAATGTAGGGCAGGCTACCCCTTCGATTGGCGATGGGTGAGCAAAAACAACTTCACCAGGTCGACCTATTCAAAATGAACAACACGAAAACCCGCTCCGGCGGGTTTTTTATTATCTGAATTCAGGAGTCCTTTATGTCGGCAGGTACCATCACCCTGACAAACGGGTCCGCTATTGTTGGCGGTTCCGGAACTGCTTTTGCAACTGAACTCTCTGCAGGTGACTTCATTGTCTCTACTGTGGGCGGCGTTCCGTACACATTGCCAGTAAAAACGGTAGACAGTGATACCCAGCTGACGCTTGTAATCAGCTTCACCGGTCCGACACAATCCGGTGCGGCCTGGTCCGCAGTGCCGCGTGTGGCCCTGAATATGGTCACTGCGGCGCTGGTTGCCCAAAGTGCCGAAGCACTGCGTGGACTGAATTACGACAAACAGAACTGGCAACAGGTTTTCAGTGCTGCTGGCAACATTACTGTGAAGCTACCAGACGGTGCAACGTTTACGGGACCATCATGGCCGTATGTAATCAGCCAGACAAGCACGTTGAACGGGAAAACGGGTGGAACAGTAACCGGGAATTTAATGATAACTCAGGGGAGCAGCATTGGAGTATCCACTCAGGTCGGTGGTGATAAGACTGTTAAGCTATATAACATCACAGGGGATGGCAGTGTAGGAGGTTATGTAAACGCAGTGGGAGGGGCTTGGTATAACGGGAACTGGTCTCTTGGCGGCGTTCGGGGGAGTGGGACTAATTTAGACAGAGCGCAGTTAAATGTTAATAGCGGAACTGGTACGGGGGGTTCATTTTTGTTTTACCCCGATGAGAGATTCAAATCATCTTCGTGTGGAGCTGATGGGGCTGGTTATGGTGGCTCATGGTCAGAAATTAACACATGGCAAAGAAATATCTCTTTTTTTCGAGGTAACGTATCCGTTAATAATGATGCAGGGTTTATTCCTTTTGCCCGTTGGCATAGTCAATGCAGTGGTGGATATTCTTCAACAGTAGGGCTTGGTTCTATAGCTACCGGACCTAGTTCATGGGCGGATGTAGCAATAACAACACTCGGGGATGGTGGTTCTGCCGGGCAGCGTATATTTCAATTCACGACAGCAAAAGGTGATATATACGCCAACGCTGGTGGAAATCTTTCCGGTAACTATATTTTCCAGAAGCAGCCTAACTGTGACATTACGCTGAAGCATGATATTAAATATGATGATGGTTATCAGTCATATTTAATATCAAGAAATTCCTGCCAGCGACTTACGTCTACAACGATGACCCTCGTGAGAGAGTTCGCCGAGGTGTAATCGCTCAGGACGTCATGAAGATTGATAGTGAGTACGTAAAGATGGTCCCTGCTGCGCCAAAATTTGATAGCGAAGGAAACAGGGTTGATGCTGATAATACGTTGGCACTGGATAACAACGTTATCATGCTCGATACAGCACTGGCTCTCAATTACGTCATTAAGCAGTTGGAAAAAACACAGAAAGAACTTGATGAGCTTAAGAAAAAATTTTCTTAGTCATTGAAGTTTAGCGCCGCGGCCCAATCGAAAGAACAAGCAGCGGCGGCATCGATAATTCTGATGACCAAAAATCATTTCTTCAGAAGTTTCTTCAGTCTTATCAGCAAGAACGCTATTAATGCGGACAGAGAAAATTTAATCAAAATTATTGTGAAATCATAGTTATTCATGGCCTCTTCTCCATCACCTGATATCCGAAGATGTTGCATGAAAACATCATTAATCCAGCTATCTGGGATGAGGATAAAACAGACAATAAGCAAAGTAACGAATATTATGATTTTCATCTCA